TAATGGATCTTCAGGTATAACAACAACAGGAACAATAACATATGGTACATTAAATGATGGTACAACTGATTTAACAAGTACAGTTGCTGAATTAAATTTATTAGATGGTGCAACACAAGGAACAGTAGTTGCTTCAAAAGCTTTAATAGCAGATTCCAATAAAGATATTGGAACAATTCGTAATTTATCACTAGGAGGTAATTTAACAACAGCTAACAATAGTGCACAAATTCCTGTTACCTTCTCAACTTTTGAATTAGAAAATGGTTTAAATATTGATTTATCTAATGAAGAGCCCGACACCGATACTGATGGCAATACTATATATAATATGCTTGATTATGTAGACGCTCCAAATTGGGAGATATCGAAGACTGTTTTAAGTGGTAATTCTTATATTAAAATGGAATTTAAAGCTAATTATATATGTTCACCAGAATTTGATCAAACATTATCATTTAAAGTAGTAAGATCAATTGATGGAGGCGGTTTTACCGACGTTTTTGAGGACACAGAAATAGGTTCAAATATGGGTGTTACAATTAGAAGTGTATATAATGGAACATATATTGATAATTTAAATGGAGATGCAGCCGCGGGAGATGTAGTAACATATAAATTACAATTTAGAAGACATTCTGGTGGCAAGGATTCTATTACAACACCTTTTGGTATTGTTGGAGGAGGTAATTATATTTTCTTACAAGAATTATATCAACCCAATTAATAATAAATTATTTGATTAAATAATATTAATAATCAAAATATTTAATTATTTAATAATTAAAAAATTAAATATTTTTGTGATATTTTTAACAATTTTATATAAATTTTCTCTAATATAAATTTTATAAAAAATTTTATATTATTTATGCAACACTATTTAATGATTTTGTATATGGATTATTTTTAAATGCATTTAATAATGATGAATCCATACGCGAATTATTGAAATTTTGATCATATGTTTGTATTCCATTCATTTCTCCCATAAATTCAGATGAAGGAATTAGACTAGCACCACCATTTATAACATTTCCTCTATTATTATTAAATAAAGTTTCATCTCTCTTTATTTGCATATTATTTTCATTATTGTATAAACTCATATTTCCTTGATTTGGTCGTAATTCATAAGTTTTATTAACATTATTTTGTTGAGCATATGCTGCATTATATTGTTTTTGTCCTCTTCCACCTGCACCTGCACTACCAATATATTCTTTATTTGTTGAAGTACGTTGATTATCATAATTTTGATGTTGTGTAACTTGATATGCGTCACCTCTATGATTTTGTGATTGAACATTAACATAATTTAAGTCTATTTTTCCAGTTGTCATTTCACGATTTGTAGTTTTAGTTTTATCATTTGCATTAAAAATATGAACACCTGGATTTAATCCATTAACATTACCAGTTTGTCTTAAATTACCAATAACATTTTCTTTGCGTGTTGGTTTTAAAATATCTACTATTGGAGCAATTGCAGCACGAGCCATACCAAATATTCCACCCATTTCAGTGTTTTCTTTATCTGTTGTTCTATTATTAGGTAATAATTTATAGCTATTTACATTATGATCATTTACATTGGCATGATTTTGTCTTGTTGCGCTTGGATTAATAATTGGATATGATTCTAAAGATTGTCTTTTACTATCTTCTATATTCGAATTAATATATGTAGTTTTTGCTTGCTGTCCACCTGCACCATAATATTCACTAGTAGTATCTATTCTATTTTCCATAGGTAATACTTGTGTACTTCTAATAGGAGGAGCTTCTTCTATACCTTTTGTTGTAAACCATCTTCCAGGTCCACCTTCATAAAATTTTTCAGGTAAATGTTTTTCTACTTTTCCAATTGTTCCTTGTTGTTTAATTGGATTTAATAATGGACCTTCATGACCTACTAAATCATAAGTTTGTTTGGGATTATTTTCAACGCGTAAATCATCTACATTTTTAGGCATCCATGTTTCACGTGCTGTCATTGCTGAATTAAAACCTCCACTCCCTTGTGTACCTCCTGTATTAAAACCTTTTGCATCTTGGCTCCCATAACCAAGATTTAAACCAGGAGCAACACGTTGTTGTTCCCATAAGGTGACATTAGACATTTTCATGGATTCATTCATACGAGATTGGAAAAAATCACTATTATTTGGTGTTCCATTTGCTAAATGGATACTATCTTCTGGTTTAAATAATGGTGCTGTTTCAGATTTACTAAATGATTGACTTCCATAACCTTGTTTGTTATCTAATATAGATTCGGTTAAATTTAAATCATTTGATGCTCCACGTATTCTACCACCAAAATAAGGTTGCATATTATTATGTTTAAAAGAATTAATGTTAACTTGCTGTCCATTCATTAAATTTACATTATTATTATCAACTTCTCCAGTTATAACATTATTTGATCTATTTACAAAAAATTTGTCTGTATGTTGATTTGAATTATTATAACTATTAACTAAATTAGTTGTATTTGATTGAAAATCATCTAATTTACGAGTATTATAATTATTCATTCCCGTCATTCCTTCTCTAATATTGTTACTATTATTTTCAATAATATTATTATTCATATTTTCTTTATTATAAAAATTTTCATAAGAAACTTTTTGATATTTTTTTGATAAATTATTTTCTTCATCTTTTTCTTGTTCAGATAAAATATATAAACTTCCTAAAATTACTATAGGGATAGCTAATGCTGCCATTATATATAATTAATAATATATTATATAATAAATTATTAATTATAATTTTTTATTAAATAATATTAATTATAATTTTTTATTAAATAATATTATTTAATAATTAATAAATATTTTATTTAATTACTTTTATTTAAATTATAATAATCTTTTTCAACAATACGTGTAGATATATTATTTTCAAACATTCTACAAACATGCTCTTGAGGATTCATTAATAAATAATTAAAATTATTTGGAATATTTTTAGTAGTATTATAATTTATTTCTTTAATTAAATATGCTGGGTGACTAACTCTTGTTTCATCAGTTATTGTAGTATTATTATTATTATAAAAGTTTTGATTATATAAATTATTATTATTTATATTAGCTTTATAATCATTATTTTTTATTTCATCATTATTTAATTTTCTTGACATACAAAATAAATCTGATTCTAAATCTGTTTGATTTTTTGATAAATTCGCACCCCATTTTTGCATTCGTATATGTGGATCATTATAAAAATCTAATTCTAATCCATTGCCTGGAACATTTATATTATAATTTCCTATATTAGTAGTTTCTTCTAAATATTTTTGAATTCGGCAATCATCATCATAAAATCTTGTAAATGCCATTCTTAAATAAGTATATTATAATATTTAAATAAAAAAAATTTAATTAAAAAAATTTTAATTTAATAATTTGACTTTCTTCATCAGTTTCTATTTTGATTGAATTTTTCATTTCATTTCCAATTGTTAAACTTTCAACATTTAATATTGGTTCTTCTATTATTACTTGTGTAATATAACTAACATCATTTATAATTCCACCATTTAAAGTTATGTCACCACCATTCAAAGTTAAATTACCACTAAGTTCTATATTTCCATTAATGTTATTAATAAATAATTGTGAATTAAATGATACATCATCATGAAATTTTGTTATTCCATTTTTAGTCTTTATATCTATATTATTATTACTAGCTTCTAATATTAATCCAGATACACCAGAGTAATCTTGTTGATATTGATTTTGATCAGAACAAATTTTGCTAGCATATATAGTCCAAGGCCTATTATTATTATTATATTCTACATAATTTTCTGGCATTATTAATATATAATAATTTATTATAAAATAAATAATTTATAATAATTTATTTATATATTTTATTGACATGCTTTACTATTATTAGTAATACCATCCCAAGAAATATTATTTTCTCTAGACCATTTATATTTTGCACAAATTACTTGATCTGGATTGCTTCCATAAGAATAAAATTTTTGTATTGGATATATATTATTATATGAAGTTCCAGTATTTCGTCTTGAAATATTAATACAATTTGGATCATTATTACTATTTAGACTAACATCCCAATAATCAGGGCAATCAGATATAACAGGAGGATAAGAAGCATTAAACATTGCATAACGTAACATTATTCCAATTATTATTAATAATATTATTAATATTATTATTGCACTAAATAATATTGTTTTATTAAATTTATTTAAATTACTAATAAATTCTTTAATAGAATTAAAAATATTTAATAAGAAATTTAACATTATATATATTTAAATATTATTAAATAATATAAAAATTTAAAATTTAAAATATATTATTATTTTATATGAATAATCAAGGTAATGGAAAAGTAAATATTTTAGGACCAAATATAACAACTAAATTTTCAATGATGGATAGAATTCCTATTAATACAAATACTAATTATTTAAATAGTTTAACAGGAAATTTTGAAAGATCTAAATTAAGTGATTTATTTTTTTCTAAACAAAATATACAAAATATTCAAAATTTATTAATTAGAGGTGTTTATGAAAAATCTAATTCACAAATAATGATAGATAAACAACCCGAAGATAATATTGTTATTGTAATGAGAAGTATGTATTTACAATATTCAAAAAATTTAGATACTAAATTAAATGAACAAGTAAATGAATTAAATAGTTATGTATTAAATTTTTGCATTCCTAAAGTATATAGTGAAGCAGTTGCATATTTAAAATATAAACAAGATGCTAGTAATATGCATATGCCTATGAGTGCACCTATATATTCAAATAAAACAAATAAAACTTTAGAACAAAAACCATTTTTTTAAAGTGGGGAGCGCCCCTCACGCGCACAAAAATATAATTTTAAAAAAAATATTTAACATTAAATAAGTAATTATTTATAATTTCTTTTTTAAATCACTTAATTCTTTTAACCACATTTGTTCCACTGAATTAGATTTTACTTCATTAAGCTGCACCTCTTTTTCTCCATGTTCTTTCATTAATTTTTCTACATTTTCTTTGCTGACCGAATCCATCGGCATTTTAATTAAATAATTATAGCTTTTATCTTCTCCTAATTCAAATTTAAAACTTTCCATAATTTCATTGATTTGTGTTTTCGATTTTTTACGTAAATCAATTTTATCATCTAAATTATATTGAATAAATTGTGCTTTAGCACTTAAGAATTTTAATTCATTTCCTAATTTGGAAATTAAATAGGTTTTTCGTTTTTTATAAAATTCATAACGTACTTCATAATATTCATCAATAATTGTATAAATATTTTCATATTTTTTTAGTTGTTCTTTAGAATTAAATAAATGCATATTTGTAGTACTTTGACTAGTATATAATTTTAAATATTTTTCAATACCTTCAATGCCATTTTCATATTTTTCATTTAATAAAGTACTTAATATTCCAGGATAAAATGTTACTTCAAATTCAACATTAATATCTGTAGACATATCATTAAAATCTTTAATATAATCATCTTTAGTTTTAGATTTATTTTTTTCAGATTTGGTATCAAGTACACTTTCTAAAAATTCTTTATAATCTTGTGTCCAAGTTCCAATTGGTAATTCAGTAATTTTGATTTTATCTTTACCAATTATTTCATATACTCCTTTTATTATATATTTTTTTCTATTACTATCTACTGGATAAATTTTACCTTTAAAACCTCTATAATATGGTTTAATTAGTATACTTTTTAAATCTAGATCTGGTTTATTTTTTAGTTTAGCTTCTAAATAACTAATAATTTGTAAAGGATTATGACACATAATATCAGTACTGAAACCTGTTCCGATTCCTTTTGTTCCATTTACTAAGATCATTGGAATAATAGGTACATAATAAATTGGTTCAACAAGTGTACCATCATCATCTAAATAATTTAATAATGCATCATCTATTTCTGGATATATTAAACGAGCCAGTTGATTTAAATGTGTAAAAATATATCTTTCTGATGCTGCATCTTTACCACCAAGAAGTCTTGTACCAAATTGGCCTTTTGGAGTAAATAAATTAATATTATTTGATCCAACATAATCTTGTGCTAATCCAATAATTGCACCATTTAAACTAGCTTCACCATGATGATAACCTGAATGTTCTGATACATAACCACTAAACTGAGCTACTTTAATTTCAGAATTTAATTTTTTCTTAAAAGCTGAATAAAGAATTTTGCGAAGACTAATTTTAAGTCCATCACAAAGATTTGGAATAGAACGATCATTATCATATTTTGAAAAATGAATTAAATCATTATTAATAAATTCTTCAAAACTTACATCATCTTTTGTTGTATTCAAATATGCATTACGATCATAATTTTCAAGCCATGATTTACGATCATTTGCACGTTTTTTATTAAATACCATATCAATTGTTTCTTTACATGATTCTGAATTTACAAAATTTACTATTTTCTTTTTAGAAAAATATTCTTTAAATTCTTTACTAGTACTAGTGCCTAAACCTTTGTAATATTTAATAGACCATTTAGATATATCAATATCTTCACGATCTTTCCATATTTCATATTCACCATTATTATAAAAATCTTTTATTTCTTTTCCTTTAGTTGCTTTTAAAATAGGAGTATTCATATAACCAATAAATTCTGGTATTTCAATTAATGAGTTCCATTCACTATCAATCATATTAATACCAAGTCCTTTAATATGAGTGCCATCTAAATCTTGATCTGTCATAAATAATAATTTACCATAACGAAGCTTAGATTTTACCAATTCTTGATTATAAACTTTTCCATGTTCTAAACCAAGAATTTGCTTAATTTCATTTATTTCTTTATTTTCACCAATTTTACTTATACTTTCACCACGTATATTTAGCATTTTACCTTTCATTGGATAAACACCAATAATATTTCTATCTTCACGTGAAAGACCAGAAATAATACCAGATTTTGCTGAATCGCCTTCACATAAAATTAAAATACAATCTTTTGATTTATTAGATCCTGCAAAATTAGCATCGACTAATTTTGGAATATTACGAATATTTTTACACTTTGAACCATCTGTTTTCTTTAGTGATTTATTTTCTTTTACTTCAGTTAAACTGCATGCAACATTCATAACTCCCATTTTTGCTAATTTTTCAATAAATTTTGAAGAAACTTCACAACTAGAACCAAAATTGGAAATAGCGCTATTTAAATAATCTTTTGTTTGGCTATCAAATGCAGGATTTTCAATAGTAGTATTTACAAAAATCATAAGTTGTTCTTTAATTGATGCTGGTTTTACATCAATATGTTTTTTTTCTTTAATATAAGCAGTTAGTTTTTTAATTATTTGATTAATAATATAGTCAACATGTTTTCCTCCTTTAGACGTAAATATTCCATTTACAAAACTTACTTGACTAAATTCTTCATTTGGGCTTAAACAAACAGCGTATTCCCATCGCTCATTTGCTTCTTCATAAATACGTTGTAAATCTGATTTTGATCCAATATATAAATCAATATATTGTTGAAAATTCTTTACTTCTGGATTTAATTTAGTATTATTAAATGTTACATTAACTGATTTATTTGTTACTGCAGCAATATCATATATGCGTCGCATTATTAAACTTTTAAAATCATCATTAAAACCTTCAATTCCAAGGCGTTTAAAATCAGGTTTAAATCTAACACATGTATATGGCTTTTCTTTAGTTTTACTAATAATTGGTTCTTCAATAATATCAAGATTATTTTTAAAAGTTTGAATATATTTTTGTCCTGTTTTAGAATCTATTGTTTCAATTTGACCCCATGTTGACCAAATTAATACAAGTTTAAAACCAAAACCATTTTTTCCACCAACGATTTTCTTTTCATTTTTATCATAATTTGTTGAAGTTCTTAGATGTCCAAAAATTAACTCAGGAATCCAAATATTATATTCTGGGTGGATAGAGACATCAATTCCATTTCCATCATTATATAAACTAATAATATCATCACTAATGGAAACATCTATTTTTGTAACTGGATACACTTTATTTTTTTTATTAGTTTCACTTGTTTCATTAATCAATTGATTCATACGAATAACATGATCACGACAATTAACAATGCCTTCGTCAAATAATTTATATAATCCAGGAATATAAGAAATATTTTTTTCAATAATTTTTTTATTAATATTATCAAAAATAAAACTATTAGAAGTTACATTTTCAATAGAACCAATATAAGTATCTGGATTATCTAATACATGTTGTTTATCAGATTTTTTTTGATATTTTTTAGCAAGTTCTTGTGTCATAAAATTACTATTAATATTAGTATAAATATAAATTTAAATTATTTTAAAATATCAATTTTAGAAAATTCAATATTTTTATAAGATAATATATTTTTAATAA